CAACTGGAACATTGGCTCAATATGATAAATCAGGCACTAAAATTTTAGAAGTAGAATTTACAGGATTGTGGCCCACGACTATTGCTGAAATTCCACTGAGTTATGATACAATGAGTGACATCGAACAATTTGATGTTACTTGGGCATATCAACATTATAATATTAAGGGTACTGGAAACATCACAGCTTTCCCCGAACAATAAAGGACACACATGGCATTTAAAGTTACAGAATTTAAAAGCAACTTAGTGGCAGGTGGTGGTGGCGCCAGACCGTCATTATACAAGATTGATATTAATTCAACCACTGGTACATTAAGTTTTTCTGATGATGCAAATATTCTCGTAAAAGCAGCAGCATTACCTGCTAATAATATTGCACCCCTTCCAGTAAATTTTGGAGGAAGAGCTTATAAATTGAATGGTTTTCGTACATTCGACAATTGGACAACCACAGTAATTAATGATGAAAACATGGAAGTTCGTCAAAAAATTATGGAATGGATGCGAACAATGTCTGGTGAATTTGACGGCAAAAGAGATGCGGGGCATGCAAAAACATTTATGGATGGAGATGCAACTGTTACACAGATAAGTGTGACAGGAGTAGATTTACATACTTATAAATTTTATAATCTTTGGCCGACAGAACTTGCAGAAGTTCCTTTAGATTGGGCAAGTGATGCAATACAAGAATATACAGTAACATGGGCATATGATTATTGGGGTCATGGCGCTTCAACTTCCGCTCCAACCAGTATAGTTAGTGGTGTTTCATAAAATTAATTCATCCCATAATTTCGATATATAAAATGAATGGCTTTCGCATTAACAGAATTCAAAAACAATCTAAAACAGGGTGGGGCTCGTCCTTCCCTGTTTTCAGTTGAAATACAATACCCTCAGGGCCTCCGTTTACCCCCAACTCCATCTAGATTTTTAATTAAAGCAACAACCATTCCTGCATCTACAATTGGCACCCATGAGGTATTTTTTCATGGTAAGGCAATTAAAGTAGCAGGAGATCGTACTTTTGATACCCTAGATACTACTATAATAAACGATGAAGATTTTGGTATTCGTGCTGTTCTTGAAAAGTGGATAGATTTCATCTCAGATCACAAACTAAATAAGAGAGTAGACCAATGGAAGGGTCAAGGAGAAACGGCAGAATATAAAGGTGAAGTTATTATTACACAATATGGTAAAGATGGAGATCACTTACATCATTATCATTTGATAGGTGCATTTCCATCGGCATTATCTACAATCAATCTTGATTGGGGAACACAAGAAATTGAAGAATTTACTTGTACTTGGACATTTGATAGATGGATGCCAGGATCAAAACCACATCTATTATCAGCAGATGTGACACATGGCACTGATTTACAGAAACAAACATAGGAGTTAATTATGGCATTTGAAATATTTGGTTTCAAAGTTGAAAGAAAAAGTCAAGAAGCAACAGGCGCTAATGTTCCAGCATTTACACTTCCAGAAAGTGATGATGGTTCAATGGTGGTATCTGGTGCTGGGGCCTATGGTTCCTATCTTGACATGGATGGTCAATATAAGAATGAAGTTGAACTAATTCTCAAATATCGGGAAATAGCTCAAACTGCTGATTGTGAAGTTGCAATTGATAATATTATAAATGAAGCGATTGTAGTTGATGATACAAGCCCACCAGTACAAATAGTTCTCGACAAAACAGATCTCACAGATGGTATTAAGAAAAAGGTTCGTGGAGAATTTGAAACTATTTTGGATCTTCTAAATTTTAATAATTATGGTCACGAAATTTTTCGTAGATGGTATATTGAGGGAAGATTGTACTATCATATAATGATTGATGAAAATGATCCAAAACGTGGGGTTGTTGAACTTAGGAGTTTGGATGCTACAAAGATTAAAAAAATTAAACACGTTAAACAAGAAAAAACGACTGATCCTACAAAAGCAAAAGTTAATATCATTCCTGTATACAATTACAATGAAGCAGGATTGGATAAAAGATCTTCACAGGGTCTTGTGATTTCTGGTGATAGTATTGCATATACCACTTCTGGTTTATTAAATCCTCAAAAAAATACAGTAATGTCTTATCTTCATAAGGCAATCAAACCACTAAATCAATTGCGAATGGTAGAAGATGCAGTTGTTATCTATCGTATTTCACGAGCACCAGAACGTAGAATTTTCTATATTGATGTAGGAAATCTTCCAAAATTAAAAGCAGAACAATATATTCGTGACATTATGACACGATATAAGAATCGTTTAGTATATGATTCTCAATCTGGTGAAATTAAAGATGACCGCAGACATCAATCAATGTTAGAAGATTATTGGTTGCCTCGTAGAGAAGGTGGCCGAGGAACAGAAATTACTACACTTCCTGGCGGAGAAAATCTTGGTCAATTGGAAGATGTAGAATACTTTCAACGAAAACTGTATAAATCTATGCATGTTCCTGTTTCTCGCCTCGAAGCTGATTCGGGATTCTCTTTGGGGAGAGAAAGTGAAATTACAAGAGATGAATTGCTTTTCAACAAATTCATTAGTAAATTACAAACAAGATTTTCTATTTTATTTGATGAAATAATGGAGAAACAACTGATATTGAAAAATATTATGACTGCGGCCGAATGGTCAAAAGTTAGAGATAAAATACACTATGCGTTTACTTCAGACCATTTTTATACTGAATTTAAACATCAAGAAACCATGACTCAGCGCATGTCTCTTGCTAGAGATATGGAAGATTTTGTTGGTAGATATTATTCTAAAGATTGGTATAGAACAAACATTCTTAGACAATCAGAAGATGAAATTGCAAAACAAGATGAATTGATTGCAAAAGAGGCAGAAGAAGATGCAGAAAAAGAAGGTGAAGGTGGTGAAGAGGGTGAATATTAAGAAGTTCTCACCTTATAAAGTTTATAAATATTAATAGATAATTTTTGGAGATTAAAATGGCAGAACAACAGACACAACAAAATTTTAAAACAGTAGATATTATAGATTTTGCAATGCAAAGTAAACCTACAAGGGTAAATGATGCATTTGGACAATTGATTTCAAATAAAGTGATAAATTCACTTGCGAGTCGAAAACAAGAAGTTTCTGCTAAAATGTTTACTGATAAAGTAGAAGATCCGGCAACAGAAGAACCAACAGCAGAGGTTCCAGTAGAACCAGAAGCAGAAAAAACGGAGGGGCAATGATAATTAAACCTAAAGCTGCACAAGCAAATGCACCAACTGGATCTGGAACAGGGTCTAATGTCAGTTCTGCAAAATGTGTAATGTGTGTAAATACTGCTGCGGCAGGAACAAATTATTTGGTAACAGTACAAACTGCAAGTGCAGCTGCAACTTTAGGAACATTTACACTTTTGGGGGGATCAGTTCAATATATTGAAAAAGATCCCACAGATGAAATATTTGCTGCAAATGCAGCAGTGAAATTAACACCAGTTGCATTTCAGAGTGGATAATGAAAACATACAAAGAATTTAGAAAATCAATAGGTTTTCCTGTTAAAGAAAGAAAAGTAGAAGAGGTAATACGGTCAGAAAAACCTTTGACAGAAGATGTTGTAGATCAATTAAGGTCTGTTGTAAAAAAGAAAAAAGAAGCGGATATTAAGTTCAAAAGTGGCACATCGGTTCCAATTGATCCCGAATCTGCAAAAACTATTCTGAAAACCTTTGACACACTAAATAGTTCTAACAAGAAAAAAATGCAAGATAACATGAATAAAGATACAAAATCTTTCTTAAAAATCTTGGATTTTGCATTCAGTAACGCAAAATAGGATATGCAAATGAAACTTATATGCGAACTAGCAGAAACAGTAGAATACGAACTGATTGAAGAAGAAGGGAAACCCAAAAAATATTTTATTGAGGGTATTTTCATGCAATCAGAAAAGAAGAACAAAAATGGTCGAATTTATCCTTTGCCTGTCCTTGAAAAAGAAGTAAATCGTTATGTAAAGGAATACGTTACACCAAAACGTGCATTTGGAGAATTAGGACATCCAGACGGGCCTACTGTCAATTTAGATCGTGCATCGCATATGATCACCTCTTTGGTGAAAGAAGGTAAGAATTTTGTTGGTCGTGCAAAGGTACTGGATACACCAAATGGAAAGATTGTTAAATGTTTGATTGATGAGGGTGCAAGGTTAGGTGTTTCTTCAAGAGGAATGGGAACATTAAAACCAGATTCAAATAAATCTCAGATTGTACAGAAAGATTTTTATCTTGCTTCTGCTGCAGATATTGTTGCAGATCCATCTGCTCCTAATGCTTTCGTAGAAGGTATTATGGAAGGAAAAGAATGGATTTGGGATAATGGATTACTAAAGGAACAAGATATAGAACGGGCAAGGAATAACATCCTAAAAGCCTCTTCCAGAGAACTTGAGGAAGTAAAATTGAACGAGTTCAAAAATTTATTGTCAAAACTATAATTTTATAAATATTAACAGTATAAATTACTTAAACTTTTAGGAGTTTCAATGTCTATGGAAAATACTAACGAAGAAGTTCTGGAAGAAACTGAACAAGAAGAACTTGTTGAAGCTCCAGAGCAAGAAGAAGAAAACGAACAATCAGAAAAAATTATTGCCGAAAAAGCCAAAGTCAAAGAAGACGATGATGAGGACGATGATGATGACGAAGAAGAAGAGGAAGAAGAACAGGTAAAGAAAGAGGAAGTTAAAATTCCTTCTACTAAAGCTGGAATGATCAAAGCCCTTTTCGATAAAGTCAACAACATGAAGAAAGAAGAAGTTTCTACTAAATGGAAAGATCTTATGGGTGTTGCAGAAGCATCTGTAGATGATCTTGGGGGCCCAACTCCAAGCGGGCCAGATGATGCAGATCCGAAAACAGGAGATCCGCAACCCGGCAAAAAGAAAAAGAAAATTAAAGTTGATATTCCAGAAATTGATGTTAAAGAAGACATTGAAGCACTGGTACAGGGTGAAGAACTCTCAGAAGAGTTTAAATCCAAAGCATCAACAATATTTGAAGCTGCAGTTCATCAGAAAGTTATGGAAGTTATAACAACAAAAGTTGAAGAACTGGAAGAAGAATATCAAAAAAATCTTCAAGAAGAAATTGTTTCATTCCGTGACGAGTTGACAGATAAAGTCGATGGTTATCTCAACTACGTAGTTGAAGAGTGGATGAAAGAGAACGAACTTGCGCTCGAAGGATCACTGAAAGGTGAAATTACTGAAGAGTTCATTGGTGGTCTTAAAGATCTCTTCACTGAACATTATATTGAAGTTCCAGACGAAAAAGTTGACATCGTTGAAAGTCTTTATGACAAAGTGGAGGAACTTGAAGAAAAATTAAATTCTCAAATTGAAGATAACGTTAAAACTAAAGACGAACTCAATGAATATCGTAAAGACAAAATCTTGGAAGAAGTTTGCGAAGACCTTGCAGACACACAATCTGAAAAGATGAAATCTCTCGTAGAGGGTGTTTCTTACGATGAGGATGCAGATAATTTTGAAAATAAAGTTAAGACGATTAAGGAAAGTTATTTCCCGAATCAAACAAAACAAGATGCAAATGTTGAACAAGAAAGTGATGTACCAGAAACGGAGGAAACTCCAGAGATGAGTAACATCATGGAAGCATATAGTAAAGCTATTGCTCGTAATTAATAATTTTAAATTTTAAATTTTTTAACAATAAGGAGTTTTAAAAATGCAACTCTCAGAAAATATTAACAAAAAGTGGGCGCCGGTTTTAGATCATCCTGATCTTCCTAAGATCACTGATCCCCATCGTAGAGCAGTTACTGCTATGTGTCTTGAAAATGTTGAAAAACAATATACTCAAGATCAAGGTGGAGCAGGACTCTTGACGGAGGCAGCAGTCACTACAAATATGGGAATGTCAGCCCCATCACCAGTAACAGGTGGTGCAGCAGGCAATCCAACCCATGCAAGTATAGATTTTGCAGATCCAGTTTTGATCTCAATGGTTCGGCGTGCAATGCCCCAACTCGTAGCATACGATGTTTGTGGTGTACAACCTATGTCCGGCCCAACTGGATTGATCTTTGCTCTCAAGAGT